ATCGTAGATCGTATGACGTAAGGCCTGGCACCAAAGAGGCGTCAATTAACCGGGCTGCCAAAGAGGTTATAGATAACCCCAAGATAGTATCAAGGCTGGCTGAACTGCGCGAACCTTCTATCAAGAGGGCGCAGCTCTCGCTTGAGCAACACCTGAACGACCTTAAACGCCTGCGCGACTTGGCCGAATCGTCTGCAAAATATGGGCCAGCAGTTCAGGCCGAGGTTGCGAGGGGTAAGGCGTCTGGCCTGTACGTCGAAAAGATGGAACACAGCGGCGTGGATGGCAAACCCATCGAGATTCACAACTCAATGACGCCGGACGAGGCCTATTTGGCGATGCTGAACGGTGATGCCGGCAAGAAATAACGGTTTTGACTGGAAGCACCCCGATTATTCTGGCGTCTTCAGGGATCGGGCGGATAGGCTGGCGAACATTCGCAATGACCCCGGCATGGTCCCGGCGCTCAAGGAATACTACAAAACCCATCCGGTCGAGTTCATTACCGAGTGGGGTATGACCTTTGACCCGCGGAACGTTGAGGTTGGATTGCCGGCGCTGGTGCCGTTTGTGCTGTTCCCGAAGCAGGAAGAGTTCATCGACTGGCTGTATGCACATTGGCAGGGCCGCAAGGACGGGCTAACCGAGAAGTCCAGGGATATGGGTGTGTCCTGGTTGTGCGTTGGGTTTGCTGTCTGGATGACCCTATTCCACCCCGGAACGGTGGTTGGGTTCGGTTCGCGGAAAGAAGAGTACGTAGACAAGATCGGCGATCCTAAATCGTTGTTTTGGAAGGCCAGGCAGTTCATCAACTACCTGCCCGTAGAGTTCAGGCCGAGCGGATGGGATGAGGGCAAGCATGCCCCACACATGCGGATACTGAACCCCGACAACGGGGCGGCGATCATCGGCGAAGCCGGCGACAACATCGGCCGAGGCAACAGGACGAGTATCTATTTCAAGGACGAAAGCGCGTTCTACGAGCGGCCAGAAGCCGTTGATGCCGCGCTGTCCCAGACATCGAACTGCAAGATCGATGTGAGCACACCGAACGGGCCAGGTAACCCGTTCTACCGCAAGCGGCATGGCGGGAAGATCGATGTGTTCGTATTCGACTGGCGCGACGACCCAAGAAAAGGGCCGGAGTGGTACGCCAAGCAGGTTGAGACGCTAGACCCGGTAGTGGTGGCTCAGGAAATCGACCGGAATTACGAGGGCTCAATCAGCAACGCTTTCTTGGCTGGAGACATTGTTGGCGCGGCCATGCTGCGCGGGCCGGCCGATGTGTTCCCGTCTGGCGGAATACGGATTGGTATTGACGTGGCGCGTTTTGGCGACGACAAGAGCGTGATTACCTTCCGGCAGGGCCGGGCGCTGCTCAAGCAAGTTGTGCTGGAAAAGCTGGATGTGGCCCAGGTTGCCGGTAGGGCCAAGGCCGAGATCGAGGCGTTCGGGAAACCCGAGCAGATCGCCGTGGACACTATCGGTATCGGGGCCGGCGTGGCTGACATGATGCGGGCCTGGTGGCCTGACAGGCTGATCGGCGGCGTGCAGTACAAAACCGTCGTCGATGTCAACTCGTCGCTCAGGATGGCCAACGGCCAGGACTACAACCTGCGAGCCTTTATGTGGCGCGAGATGCGGGAATGGCTCAAGACAGCATCCATACCGAACGACCAAGACCTGAAGACCGACCTAACGGCCTTGCGATACGGGTTCAGGGGCGGCGAGTTGTTGATCGAGTCCAAGGACGAGGCCAAGAAACGAGGGGTGAAATCACCTGACAGGGCCGATAGCCTGGCCATGACATTCGCTATCCCGACTCTTGCGGCGCCTGGGGCATGGGCGGCCCTTGGCGGATTCGAGCCGCTGGATGCAGAGATTGGGTATTAGCCATAAACGCAGCTTGTTGGCCAACGGCTTTGTTTGGAATATCTCCGGGCCGATACCGGGCGAGCATTAATGAATTTTATGAGGTAACGACATGATGATCGAGAGAGGGCGCGGGTGGGTCGCGGCACGATGGAGCACGTTTGGGTGCGTGATTTCGTATAACCCGAGGGATTGGGGCTTGTCTATTTGCTACAAGCGCGGCTATCGACCAACTGTGGATGATCCGCTTGGGCGGCGGAGCATGGTAACGGTTGCCTTGTTGTGTTTTTCGGCCAGCGCTTGGGTCTTTCGGCCCGGGTTTTGGTCCGCTGACGGGAGCGTTTTATGAGCAAGATCACCATCACCGGCAACAGCGCGGCAGCCAGCGTAACAGGGCTGCTATCCAACGCGACGGGCGCAACCTGGACGCTGACCGCCAACGATGCCGGCGATGACCTGGCGCATCTCATCACCATCAAGGGCGATTCCGCGACGGACCACAGCGCCAAGACCGCGGTGATTACCGGTACCGCGCCCAACGGCTCGGCACAGACCGAGACGGTGAACCTGCCGAACGGCACCGCCACTGTGACCAGTACCGGCCACTTCCTGACGGTCTCGACCGTCGTTCCGTCGGCCACCATCGGGACGGATACGATGGACATCGGCTGGGCAGCCGCTAGCGTGTCGCCGGCCGCTCACCCGGAAATCCGTGACGTGTTCAATGTCGGCTTTGGCTGTACCGTAGTCTCGGGCAGTCCGACCTATACCGTCCAGCACACCTACGACAACTCGGCTTGGTTCAACCATTCGACCGTTGCCAGCGAGACGACCAGCCAGGATGGCGCCTATACCAGCCCGGTTGCAGCCATTCGGCTATCGTGGGCGGCGGCCGGCGAGGTCACGCTAACCGGCTTCCAGGCGGATAAGCGGTAAATGACCGACGACGCAATGCCCGAAGAGCTGGACGAGCGGACCAAGGAAGAACTAGCCGCGCAACAGGCGGCCATACTGGAGGCCGTCTCCAGTACCATCGCCGAGAAGATCAAGAAGGCCGTGGACGCCCGCTCCGCCTCGGGGATAGAGACGGTCTGGAAAGAGGACGAGGACCACTACGAGGGGATCGACGACTCCAATCGCGGCAATGTGACGCTAATCAAGCCCCGGACCATTGGCGGCGTAGTGACAACCAGCGAATCCGCCAGGCCACAGCAGACCAGAAGCACGGTATTCCTGAAGATCACCAGGCCGTATGTCGATGCCGCCGCCGCCCGGTTGTCCGACCTGCTGCTGCCGAACGACGACCGCAACTTTGCGGTTGTGCATACGCCGGTCCCGGACATGATCGCAAGGCTGGATGACACCACGCCGATCAAGGACGACCAAGGTAATATCGTCACGGAAACCACCGGCAGCCTCGAACGTGAGGCCGGCAAGGGGTTCATGTCGGCCATGTCCAAGATGCTCAGGGGTGGCGTCAAGGTCGAGCAAAAGCCGCTGACGGTAGGCGATGCGGCGCAGAAAGAGATTGAACGAGCTAGAGAAGCGGCAGACAAGGCGCAGAACCAGATCGACGACTGGCTGGTCGAGTGCCGCTACCACGGCGAGGCGCGCAAGCTGATCCACCGCGCCGCCAAGATCGGAACGGGTATCGTCAAGGGGCCGGTTCCGGCCATGAAGCGCAAGCGTGCCGCAATCAAAGGCGAGGATGGTTCCTGGGCGCTGAAGATCAAGGACGATCTGATCCCCGAGGCGCGAGAGGTCAACCCCTGGAATTTCTTCCCTGACGGTTCGTGTGGCGACGACATCCAGAACGGTTCATACGTGGTCGAGCGCGACGACATTACCCGCCGCCGCCTAGCCGAGTTACGCGACGACCCGAGCTACCTGGCCGATCAGATCGACGCCTGCCTAAGAGAAGGGCCGGTCAAGCGCGACGGCAACGGCAAGGGCGCCCGCAACGACAAGACCGACGACGACCAGTTCGAGATATGGTACTTCACCGGGACGATCAAGCGCGAAGAGCTTGCCGCCTGTGGATGTGAGGATGCCGACGACGACCAGGAGGAATACCCGGCCATTGTCACGATGGTCAACAACCGGGCAATCAAGGCCGCAGTATCGCCGATGGACTCCGGGGAATTCCCGTACTCCGTGATGAACTGGCAGCGCGTTGACGGTAGCTGGGCCGGGAACGGCGTCGCACGTCAGATGAGGGAATGCCAGAAGGGCGTCAACGCCGGGGTGCGGAACATCATGGACAACGCCGGACTGTCCGCCGGCCCCATCCTATTGACCGACCGGAACAAGATCGAGCCGGCTGACGGCAGATGGGAACTGACGCCGAGAAAGCAATACTGGACCAAGCCCGGCGTCGAGATGCGGGATGCCAGGGAAGCGATCACCTCGATCAACATCCAGTCCATGCAGGCCGATTTGATGGCTATCGTGCAGTTCTGGCTCAAGCAGGCCGAGGACGTGACCGGCATGCCGATGCTGCTTCAGGGTCAACTTGGCACCGCCCCGGACACCGTGGGTGGCATGACCATGCTGAACAACAACGCGACGGCGGTTCTTCGTGCTATCGCCAGGAACTTCGACGACCAGATCACCGAGACGCTGATAGGTCGGTTCTACGAATGGCTACTGCTGTTCGGGCCTGATGAATGCAAGGGCGACTTCACCATCGATGCTCGCGGGTCTTCGGCACTGGTCGAACGCGATTCCCAAAGTCAGGCGCTAGTGCAGATGATAGCCCTGTCGAAAGACCCGGCCTTCGGCCTGGACCCGGAGCTGGTAATCAAGGAAGTGCTTGCCGGCATGCGGTTCGATATCGCCCGCCTGGAGATGAGCGAAGAAAAGAAAGCCAAGCTGGCCGAGCAATCTGGACAAGTAGCCGATCCGCGCATTATGGCAGCACAGATCAATGCAGACGCGAGGCTCAAAGGCATTCAGATGACTCTCGGCCAACAGGCGCAGGAGTCCGACAAAGATCGCGCCATGGAGCAGTGGCTTGCGCAGATCGACGCGAAGCTGAAGGTTGCAGGGCTGACGGCAGAAGAGCGGCAGAACCTGAACGACGCCAAGACCGTGCTATCGACCACGGTGATGAAGCTGAACACACAGAAGGCACTGTCTTTGGGTGGCGGCGGCAGACAGGTTGTAACGCCGCCGACCGAGCCCGTTGGTAGGGCTCCTGATGGGATGGCATTCCAGCAATGAGAATCCTGACGAACATCGAGTTCGATTCACCGGCATGGGTAAAGCTGAAATCGCACATGGCCGCCCGCCGCGCAGAGATGGTTGAGATGTGCGCCCACGACATGAGCGAGGCGGATACCGCGAGATTGCGGTCCAGAATCAAAGAGATCGACTATATGCTTGGACTCGAATTTGAGCCGCCGAGCCTTGAGGTTATCCCTGACGACTGAACACGGTCCCAGGAAGCAGTAAGCGAACCCGAAAGGACTTCGCTGGTCGCCCCGTAACAGGGGCATTTTTTTGGAGATTTGAAAGTGAGCGACCAAACTGTTTTGGACGAAACCCAGCAAGCGCCCGAGGAAACCCAGGAAGTAACGCAAACCACGGCAGAGGCTGCCCCCAACAACTACGTTGACGGCGAGCAGACACCGGAGGAAGCGCGTGAAAGCATATTGGCTGGCTACCACAAGGAAGCGCCAACAGGAGAAGTGACGGAACCGGAACCACCGGAACCCAAGCTTATCGCCGGCATGACGGAAGACGAGTTGCGCGAGCGGCTCGACAAACTTTCCGAGCTGGAAAGCTCCACGTCCGAGCAGTTGCGCAAGGCCTTCAACCAGACCGGCAATCTCAAGCAGCAATTGGAGGGTATCTCCGCCAAGCTGACCGAGATCGCCAGCAAGCCGCAGACGGCAGAAACTCGAAAGATCACCCGCGATAGCCTGAAAAAGCTTACCGAGTTGGGGTTCGACGAACTGGCCGATGCGCTTGCCGAGGACCTGAGCAACGTATACGCAGCACCACCAGAGCCGACTGAAAAGCCAGCCGATCCAGCCCCAGAAAAGGTGGACATCGACAGCGTAATCAGCCAGACGGTGAAGGCGCGTGACGTTGCCGTGCTGGAAGAAGTGCACCCCGACCGGGCTCAGATTGTGGCCTCGCCGGAATTCGCCAAGTGGTTCAACTCACAGACGCCAGAGCGTCAACGCGCCATCGAGACCGGAACCTCCGCCGCATTCGGTATCCGGGTGCTGGATGAGTTCAAGGCGTGGCGCGCCGATCAGGCCAAACCTCCAACTGAAACCGCCAGCGGAAGCCGGCTAAAGAATGCAGTTACTCCAACCCGAGGCGGCGCGGCACCACAGCCGTCCGCCAAGTCCGACCGCGAAGCCCTTTGGGCTGGCTACAACGGGCGAAAACCATTATGAGGTAAATCATGACCATTCAGACCTACTCCACGCCCGCCGGGCGTATCAACGAGATCAAGGGCGAAATGCTCAAAATCGCCGAGCCTTTCGAGGTTCTGTCCCTTGGTTGTTCCATGAAGCGGTTCCCCAAGAACAAGGGCGACAACATCACCTACCGCGGTGTCATCCCGATTGGCGGCGCCACCACCAACGCCAACACGATCAACCGCTGGAGCGTCACGGCAGCGAGTTATGCCGTGCAGGAAGGCGTTACGCCTACGGCTCAGGCGCTGTCGTACCGCGATGTCAACGTGCAGATCAACCAATATGCCGTCCTGTTCGGCTATACCGACAAGGCGGCCGATCTGTACGAGGACGACATTCCTAGCGATCAGAAGATGATGACCGCGCAAACCATGCCGTTGATTCGCGAGATGGTTCGCTTTGGCGTGATGAAAGCCTCTACCACCGTCCAGTACAGCGGCGGCACCACCCGCGCCACCGTGGACGAGAAGATCACGTACAACGGCCTGAGCTTGATGGCGCGTACCCTGTTGGCCAACCACGCCAAGATGAAGACGCAGATTCTCGCTGCCGGCCCGGAGTACGACACGTCGGCCATCGAAGCAGCGTTCATCGTTTTCTGCCACACCGACTGCGAGCATGACGTGCGCAACCTACAGGACTTCGTTCCTGTCGCCAAGTACGCGAACCGCAAGCCGATCAACCCGAACGAGCTCGGCTCTGTCGGCCGCTTCCGGTTCATCGTGTCGCCCGAGTTGGGGTCTTATGCCGACGCCGGCGCCGCGGTTGGCACGACCGACCTGTACAGCACCAGCTTGTCCAACATCGACGTGTACCCGTACATCATCTGTGCGGAAGACGCCGTGTTCGACCTGGCGCTGAACGACAACTTCGACGTGACCCACATTCCCGCAAAGCAGAAGGCCAAGGAAGACCCGTTCGGTCAGCGCGGCTACGTTGGTTCCATCTTCTGGTCGGCTGCGTCCAATGTGAACCCCGGCTGGATTGGGGTTATCGAGGCCGGCGTTACCAACCTGTCCAACTAACCGATGAGGCCGGCCTGACGGCTGGCCTCTTATAGGAGAAACATCATGCAGAACATCGAACAGTTCGGCCGAACCGGCTGCTTTTCCATCCCCGTCCTGGCCGCTGGCACGACCACGACGATTTCCACCTCCAACGCCATCAACTACGCTATTCGCGGCAAGGGCTACACCGCGTCGGCGCTGACCAACCAGGCCACCCCGACCACCGACATCAACACTGGCGCTGCCTTTGTTGGCGTCAAGTCGGGTTACGGTTCGGTCTTCGTCTATGGCCTGAATGCGGCCGGCGCGCTGAAATGCGCCCAGGGCAGCGTTGTACCGCTGGTCAATTACGCCTTCGATACGCCGCCGCAGTTCCCGGTGTTACCGGACGACTTCTGTGCCTTCGGTTACCTGACCATCAAGGCCGGCAGTACGGCAGATGCCACGACCGGCTGGGTTCAGGGTACGTCCAACCAAGCTTCTGTGACGGGTATTACCTATGCCCGCGCCGACGTTGCTCTGGGCATGCCGGATCGCCCGCAAACGTCCTAACCAACACACGGCCCCCATGAGGGGCCGTTTTCCTATCTAGGAGAACATCATGCTGCAACAAAAATACTCAAACGTAAAAGTTACCCGTGAACTGCGCGTGGGCGAGGCGGCCAACATTGTCGTGGAAAACGCCGACGGCACCGAGAGCACCATCAGCCTGACCGAGCTGGCCGCGCTGGACGGTATCGCGGCTGCCGACCTGGCGAAGATCGACGGCATTACCAATGGCACAGGCGCAGCCGGGAAGGCCTTGGTTCTGGATGCCAGCGGTAACGTGGCCATGCCCGACAACGGCGCTATCGCGCTGTCTCGCGCATCGGTAATCGCTGCCGGAACTACTGCTGCGGACGCTACCGTATTGGCCGATCAGGTCAATGCAGTCACCGCTTCCGACGGCGCGAAGGGTGTTGCCCTGCCGGCCGCCGCCACGACCACCGGCCCGATCTACGTCATCAACACCGTCCTGACCTCCGGCGCGAACCTACTGGTCTATCCGGTCAACGGCGGAAACGACAACATCAACGGCGGTGCCGAAGACGCGGCGTTCACGATGGGCCCTGGTAAAGCCGCCTGGTTCATCCCGACCTCGGCTACTCAGTGGTATGTCGAGGACGCCTCCGGCGTTCTGACCACCACCGCGGAGGCAAATATCCTCGACGGGGTGACCGCTACCGCAACCGAGATCAACCGCGCCTGCGATACCTCCGGTCGTCTGGTTAGCATTACCACCACGCCGGTAACGGTCACGGAAGCCGCCCATGACGGCAAGGTGATCGTGCTGAACAAGGCCGATGGCGCGACTCTTACCCTTCCGGCCGCGACCGGGTCTGGAACCCGTCTGGTATTCGTTGTCGGGACATCCGTCACATCGAACAGCTACATCATCCAAGTTGCGGACGCCACCGACGTGATGGACGGCATGGTTCATACGGCCGACGATACCGCCACGCCGGTTCCTGGCGTTTGGGTGACGGCAGCCGATACCGACACGATCACTCTGGACGGTTCGACCAAGGGCGGCATCATCGGCGACAGGATCGAGTTGATCGACATCGCCACCAACCAATGGACGGTGCATGGCAGCCTGAAGCAGTCTGGTACCGAGGCCACGCCCTTCTCAGCGGCGGTGGCCTAATCACTGACCCTTAACCGCTCGCCTTCGGGCGAGCTTTTAATTTGGAGACTGACATGCCCCGCATGAATGCAACCGAAACCTACGAGGCCATGCACTGGACGACGCTGAAAAAGGCCGTCGAGGAAGCCGGTGGAACCTGGACCAATAAGGGCGATGCCATTGCCTTCCTGTTGTCGGCATCCGGCGATCAAGGCAACAGCGATCAAGACAGCCAGATCGACGTAGAACGCGCTTTCATCCGTGAAGGTGCCCCGGCTATCATCAACGGCGGCCGGCTCGAAACCGGCGACCACGACATCACGCAGAACCCGCCCCGCACCCAATTCAGCAACCCGGAGCAGCATGACGGGGCCCTGCTTGAGCCCGGCGTGATTCAGCCCGTCGCCGACCGCCCGCTGGACCCGGAGAAGATGGCTATGCTCAAGTTCTTCAACGAGGATGTCGTGATCCGTATCGCCACCACGACCGACAAGAACGCCGAGCAGATTTTCGAGTTGTCGGTAAACGGACGGTCTGAACTGTTCCGCCGCGGTGAGAAGAAGAAGGTCAAGCGGTACTTCGTTGACCGCCTGTTGCGCCTTAAACAGACCACCTACACGCAAAGGGAAGTCGCGAACGACCAAGGCGAGCGCCAGTACGTCAACGTCCCGCACACCACCCTGCGCTACGACTTCTCGGTGGAAGAAGACCCGAACCCGATGGGCAAGGACTGGCTGAAACATACCCTAGCCGAGGCGGCGTAATTGAACTACCTCCAGCTATGCCAGCGGATGGTGCGCGAATCGGGCGGCTTGTCCGGTTCCGGCCCGTCCGCCGTCACTGGGCAGGTCGGCGAGTATGCCAACGTGGTTGACTGGATTGCGTCGGCGTGGCTCGACATTCAGCGCGAATATCGGAGTGCCTGGCGATGGATGCACCAGTCGTTCACGCTCACCATCTCATCCGGCGATGCGGTCTACACGGCGTCCGATGCCGGGCTGACCGACCTTCGGGTATGGGATGTCCACTCGATCAAGATGTACCAGTCTGGCGTGGCCGACGAGTTCTTTTTGGACTACCTGCCCTATGACCAGTTCAGGGCAACCTATCTGGTTGGTACGCAGTCAACCGGCCGGCCGCAGCATTTCACGGTCCAGCCAGACAATTCTCTCCGGTTTGGCTGGGTGCCGGACGGAACCTACTATGTGTCAGGCCAATACTGGCAGACGCCGGTAACGCTCGCGGCCAATACCGACACGCCCGGTATGCCTAGCCACTTTCACGACATGATCTGGCAACTGGCTCTGATGAAATACGCCGTATCCGATGCCGTTGGAGAAATCTACGCCGGCATGCAGACGAGCTATAACATGCTGCACGGCGAGCTTGTCAACGATCAACTGCCAGACATGACACAGGCCGAACCGCTCGTATGATCCGCATGCCGAACGTCACGCCCGAGTACATTCCGCTGATCGGCGGGCTGGACCAGGTTAGCAGTGCGACGGCCATCAAGCCCGGCGCGATCATCGACTCACAGAACTACGAGCCGTGGCTGAATGGCGGATACCGGAGACCATTCGGGCATGAGCGATTCGATGGACGAACCTCGCCGTCCAGCGCTACTTACTACAAAATGGCTATTTCGCTGACCGGATCGCTAACTGCCGGAGACACCATTACCGGCGTAACCTCGGCGGCTACCGGCGTAGTGATTGCGGTCCCGAGCGGATATGCGGTTTTCACCAAGGCGTCAGGAACATTCGTTGCCGGGGAGACAATCAACGTCAGCGGTTCGCCGGTCGGGACGGTTACGACCGCCGCCGCGCTGTCTGGCGAGTCCGACATGGCTACCCACGTCAGCTACGTCAACCTGGCGGCCGACCAGTACCGGGCGGACATAGCGGCTGTCCCTGGAAGCGGTAGTGTGTTGGGCGTGTGGATGTACAACGGGACCGTCTATGCCTTCAGGAACAATGCCGGCGGCACGGCTGCCGTCATGCACAAATCGACCGCTTCCGGGTGGTCTGCCATCACGCTCGGCGAGGAAGTCTCGTTCTCCAACGCAAACACTAGCGTGGGCGACGGCGACACCCTAACTCAAGGTGGCGTTACCGCAACCATAGCCAGGGTAGTGGTGCAAACCGGCACGCTGGCCTCGGGCGTGAATACGGGCAGACTGATTATTACCGGACGGTCCGGAGGTAACTATGCGGCCGGCGCGGCGAGTTCAACGGGCGGCGGGGCGCTTACCCTAAGCGGCGCCGAGTCTGCCATCACGCTCGTAAAGGACGGGCGGTACGAGTTCATCAACTACAACTTCGGCGGCGCGTCTGGAACCTATCGGATGTATGGGTGCGACGGAAAGAATAGAGCGTTCGAGTTCGACGGCACCACGTTTGTACCGATCACCACGGGAATGACGACCGACACGCCCAAGTTCATCACGGCTCACAGAAATCACCTGTTTCTGGCATTCGGTTCCAGTGTTCAGCACTCGTCAATCGGTGCGCCGTATATGTACAGCCTGGTAACTGGAGCCAACGAAATAGCGATGGGCGACACGGTAACGGCCATGCTGCCGTTGGCTGGCAGTGAAACAGGCGGTGCGATGGCACTACTTACCCGCAACACCTCGGCAATTCTGTACGGCACGTCATCCGCAGACTGGGCGCTCATCCCATTGTCTCTCGAAGCGGGCGCGGTTGCCTACACCGGGCAGGTTATCGGTGACGCCATCATGCTCGATGACCGCGGAGTTCGCCGGCTTTCTGCAACTCAGGCCTACGGAAACTATGAGTTCGGTACGCTGTCCGGCTTGATACAGGACAAGATCGATGACTTGCGCGGTCACGCCGTGGCCAGTTGCGTTATCCGGTCGAAGAACCAATACCGGATTTTCTTCGACGACAACTCTGTGATGGTGTATGGCGGGATCAGAGGCAAGCAATCCCTGGGTTTCACGTTCCTGAACTATGGAAAGCCGGTGACGTGCATTGCCTCGCTTGAGGATACGGACGGGACGGAACGGATGTTCTTCGGCTCAAGTGATGGGTTTGTGTACGAGGACAACAAAGGCACCAGCTTTGATGGTTCCGCCATCGAGTATTGGGCTCGGATCGCGTTCAACCACAGCAAGTCTCCGACATTGCGAAAGAACTACAAGTTGGCGTTTCTCGACGTGGACGCGGACGAGTACGCCAGCATCAGTGTGTCGCCCGAGATTGCGTTCGGCGACCCGAACATCCAGCCCGCCTCGGCGGTGGATAAAGAAGTCTTGGGCGGCGGCGGGTATTGGGATCAGCTTTACTGGGAAACCTTCGTGTGGGATTCGCCGTTCATCCAGAACCCCAGGATAAAGCTGAGAGGAACCGGCAAAAACATCAACTTCCTGTTCTACGGGAACAGTGAGGTCGAGCAGCCGCACACGCTTCAAGGCGTACAGCTTCATTACATCATGCGCAGATTGGAACGCTAATGGCCAATGACTACTACACGCCGTCTGGCGACCCAGCCACCAACACACGCGGAATATCGTCTGTTATCCGTGCGGTATTCACCGCCATCGAAACCGGCTTCGGAAAACTAGCCGGGCTGACCGGGAATGGCGGCAAGCTGATTCGGGTTAATTCTGGTGCCACCGCACAAGAGGCCATGAGCCTGGGCACGGCAAACCAGGTACTCGGCATGAATTCCGGCGCCACCGGTTATGAACACAAGACCATCTCGGGAACATCGAATCAGGTCACCGCGACGCATGGCGTCGGCACCATTACCCTGTCCACCCCCCAGGACATTGGAACCGGGTCCAGCCCGACATTCAATGGGATCACCCTGACCAGCGCAACGATTGCCGGCGTAAACCTTGCGACATCGGCATCCAGCATGAGGGCTGCTCTAGGGGTTGCAATCGGGTCTGACGTGCAGCCCTACGACGCAGACCTTGCCGCTGTGGCCGGTTTGTCTTCCACCGGCATGATCGCCAGAACCGGGTCAGATACATGGGCGACCAGGACGATCACCGCAGGAAGCGGTTGCACGGTAACGAATGGCGACGGAGTAGCTGGTAACCCAACTATCGGGGTCTCGCCAGGAGTTGGACTGGGTGATGTGCTTGGCACTGCGGTTTCGGTTGCCGGTGAGATATTCGTCGCCGCCGACTCATCCGGCAAACAACTCGCGCGCGCCACGCAGACCGGATTGCTCAAAGCGACCAGCGGCGTGCTTGCTGCTGTGGTTTCTGGTACAGACATCAAGACCATCAATAGTCAATCGTTGCTCGGTAGTGGTGACATTACCATAACCAGTGCATGGATCGTCAAAACCGCCAACTACACCGCAGTAAGTGGTGATCGTATCCTGGCAAACACGTCTGGCGGCGTGTTCACTGTTACGCTGCCAGCCACTCCGGCGACCGGAGATTATGTTGAGATTGCTGATGGCGGAGGTTCATTCGCAGCGAATAACCTAACAGTTGCCAGAAATGGGTCGACAATTATGGCCCTGTCCGAAGATATGACGTTTAGCACGGACAATATCGGTGCTGGCTTCGCGTATAACGGATCGACTTGGAGGATTTTCTGATGTCCAACATTATGCAATTTGTTGGTGGCGTGATTGGATTGCCCCCTACCGCCATTATTGGCTCGAACGAAACAGCTTCAGCCGGGTCGTGGGCGGCTGGATTCATAAATTTTACTGGCGCATCGAACATCCGGTCGACACTCAGCGGCGCGTTGACTGCCAACACCTACAAAGAGATATTGGCTGTGACGGGTGCTGGGGTATTGAATTTCTCAGCCGTCAGTGCAGAAGACTCGACTGCGCGGAGTGTATATATGAAGGTGCTGATAGACGGTGTTCAGGTGATAGAACGAAGCATGTCTATTGGTGCTCAACACCAAGGGCCAGTCGTGATTGGTTCGCTGATTGGCGACGGGACGAATATTAGCGGAATGACGTTCGATCAGATTCCGTATTCGGCCAGCCTGTCGTTGCAGATCAAATCATCTCTAACCGAAACCGACAAGCTCCGCGCCTGGTACCACTATAGGACTGTCTAACATGCAAACAGTGATTGATGGCGAATACATGGTCACCACGTTAGATAACGGCACGGTGATTCGTGAACTGAATCGGCCGGCTCCGGCCGCCGAAGCGCCAAGCGAATCCGATTATGTCACCCGCACAAAACTGAAGGCGAAATACGCAGAGCGGCGCGGAAATGATGCGCTTGCAATGCAAATTCGCAGCCGACTTTCTAAGAAGGAGAATCAAAATGGCAGTAACTAAAATCGAGTACAACAAGTTGACCTATGGTGGCGAGATGGTCGCTCAGGCGGTCGATCTACTGAAGCAAGCGCAGGACTTGCTTGACAGGGCAAAATCTCTTGCCGATAGCGTCTCGGATGGCGGGTTGAGCGAGGTGCTGCTCGAAGGCGACGCCACCAGCGCATTCGGGGTTGCAACCGGGAAAGGGGTAGCCTTCTACGGCGCCTTAGTTAGCATGAAGGTGAATGCAGCAACCGTAACCGCCGCGGCATTGGCAGACCTCGATAGCGGCCAGGTAACCTAATGACTACCGTTAGGTCGGCGCTGGAGCCGTACTTCGCTCCTGTCAACCCGTACAGCCCGACCGGCATGTGGGGATCACCGGAGGCGCAGACGAAATACGAGCGCTATATTCTCGGCGCATCGCTGGTCGGGTTCATGAATGGGCTGGCCCGGCAGGACGACGGGTGGGCGGTATTCAACCACGACTGGCGCAGGTGGGCCGGCGTGCATCCATCAGACATCAACCGGCCGATCCACGCCTCGACGCTGGTTTCGTTTTGCGAGGATTACATGGGCTGCCCGACGCTGGAATCGGTATCCGAGTGGGTCGGATTCATGCGTCAGGCCTGGGCCGGCAAGGCGGCGAACCTGAACAAGAACACCGACGACCTGGTGCTGGATTACGACGCCATGCCGGTTGTCTCGTTCACTGAGATCATGGAACTGGTGCGGCAGTCGGGCTACGTAGCGTCGTGGCTGGAAACGGTTCAGACCGATAACGAATACCGGCTGTTCAGCGCATCGGATGTGCAGAAAATCAAGCAAAAATGTCCGAGCGCCCGTCTATCGTGGCTGGCCGAGCGCCGCGATTGCGATGACCATGCGAGGATAGCGAAGGCATGGTTGTCTACGCTGGGTTACGGCAACTGCACGCTCTTCGAGACGCACGTTCAGCTACTCGCCGCCGATGATGCTGTACTCGGATCCCACGCCATCGACCTGATCACATGGGAAGATGTTGACGGTTCCCGCAAGGTCGAGTTCTTCGAGCCGCAGACCAACAACACGTACAAGCTGACGGAAACCTGGATCGGGGCCGGCATCAACGGCACGCCGACCAAGAACCTAATCTATTGGGTAGAGGCATAACATGGCGGAAACATTCACCCAGAAGCAGATTGACGATTGGGCGCTTGCCAAGCAACCAGACAGGCTGGCAGCAATCAAAGCCTACGGCGACCAGGTAAACGACCCAACCAAGTTCTACAAAACGGCGAAAGAGTTCGGCGTGACGGCCGGCGACGTTGACGCCGCCTACGGGTGGGCGCCGGGCACTACGAGCAAATACATCTCAGAACAAGGTATGGGTTCCGATCTGACTGGCCAAGTCGGTAAGTCCGGGATTCTCCAGGTAGACGCGGCAACACAGCGACAGAACCTAGCCGCATCCGGGGCTGGCAGTTATGACACAAACGGCAACTTTGTATTTAATACTGACGCCGGCTCTTTGAACACGCTTGGCAGCGCGGCAAGCACCGGTGGTATTGCCGCGCCAAAGGCAAGCGATGTTGTTGGACTTGACGTTGGCACTCTGTATACCGACGGAGCAAGCGGTGTTGAATGGGTGATTGATGCCAACGGAAACTTTGTAAAAAAGAAGAAACCGGAGCCGCAGTCAGTTGATTACGGCCAAGGGACTGCCTCAACTACCATCCCAGGACAGGACGTAATGTTCCCGACCGTCAACCCTGGAACCGATACGGTGGAGGGCAGGATTCAAGGGATTCTCGCGGCCGATAACCCGTTGAGCCAAATGGTCCGGGCCAGGGTTGCGCAGGATTTCAACAGGCGCGGGATGATGAATAGCGCAATGGCAGGCTCCGCCGCAGAATCCGCAGTTATCCAAAACGCATTGGGTATAGCCACGCCGGACGCAAATACGTACTCTGCGCAACGGCTTGCTAGCCAGTCCGAGGGTAACGCGAACTATCGGCAGAACCAGCAGATCGGAAGCCAAGAATATATCGCAAGACTGAACGCGGCAAACCAACAACTGCTCGCAAAACTCGACTCCAGCACGAAGATCAATATGGCCAACATTGAGGCCAATTACAAAACCCTTATGCAGTCCAGCGCGTCGGCCGGGGAACTGTATCAACAGGCCCTCAAGAACATCACCGACATAAGCAACAATAAAGACCTCACACCGGAAGCCAGGAAAACGGCAATCCAGAATCAAATAACGCTGCTTAAAAATGGTTTTGGCATTCTCGGAAAGATCAGTGGCCTTGACCTTGGTAGCCTAATCCTCCCACCAGACGACCTTTCGCCACCCGCCGCCACGACGCCAGCACCGACTCCGGCACCAACAGATAACAACGCCCCGTAGCAATGGGCGCGATCTACTGGCACCTGACCGAAGAAAAGAAGTTGAGTCGTGAAGCGGTGTCCGCTGCGCTATCCGCCTGGGAAATAATTGAACTGAAGAACCAGGGCCGCGTAGTTGGCGAGGTCATGAAGAGCGGCAAAGAGATTCACGTCGCCCTTGATACCGCCTACAGGCACGGCAGGGGGTTCAGCAGAAAGAACATTATCGACGTTCTCGGCCGACTGCTGGCTGAAGAGACTTTCCTTGTCACGAAACTTGCCAGGGGCGACGAGAATCACGGCAGGTTCGCCAAGCGGCTCGGCTTCGAGAAAGTCAGGTCAGACGAAGATTTCGATTACTACTGGCTCGGTTCGAGCCCATATCTGAGGGCAAGCAAATGAAACCACCGTACAGAATAACGCGGATTGCTCAATGCAATGAGCTTTGCCATGAGGCGGCTATCGGCGGATACGATGGAACATACAACGGACCGCTCATCGCTATTGCCGGTGCCGTTGCTGGTGCCGCAACTGGCGTGGGGATGCTTGGCACAACAATGTTCGGCGTGGCCGGGCTTGGCTCTCTGGTCGGCGGCGCATTGATTGCCGGT